TATCCTGAAGTGGTGGTACAATCACCAAACTACACAATGACATATAGTAATAATTGAGGATGATATGACTAAACCAATTTATGATATTATGAAGTGCCATGATGGTGCGACACGAGCTGTTCCACTAATCAATGGTGTGTTGGTTGACCCGACTCTCCCAAAAGAGAGTGAGGTTGATGAAAAAAAACCTAAGAAAAAAGTTGTTTCAATTCAAGATCGACTACAAAATAAAGTGGAAGATTATATTTCGGCCGTTGAAGGACAAGCAGATGATTTTGTTGATAGTGGTTATAAGATGAAATATGATCCTTATAATCATTTGTTAGAGATTGGTGCTAAAGCTGCTCATGCACGAAAGATGAGGCCGTTTTATGTTGATTGTTATAATGAGCTTGTTGATGTATATAATAATGATGATGAATATTATGTAGAAGCATGGAGTCATCTTAAACCAAAGTATCATAAAAAGATGATGGACTTCTATGGTATAATTGTTGATGATTTAGATCGTATAATAAAGAACTCAACTGCCCAAAGAAAACCACGCAAGAAAAAAACATTATCAGCTTCAAGACTTATTAAGAATTTAAAGTATCAAGAAGAATTTACTGATCTTAAATTAGTTAGTATTAATCCAGAGAAGATTATTGGTGCTACTGAATTGTGGGTATTTAATACGAGATACAATAAACTGGGTGTATATCGAGCAGTAAATAGTGTACGGGGCTTTTCTGTTAAGGGTTGTACGATACAACATTTTGATGAAAATGAATCAGTACAGAAAACTGCACGAAAACCACAAGAGGCAGTAAGTGTTTTAAATAAACGCTCATTGAAAACTATGTTGAAAAACATGAAAACCAAAGAGCAATTATTGACGGGTAGAATTAATGCCCAGACTATACTATTAGGAGCGTTCTAATGTTTAAAAATTTTATTATTATAATTCTTGTTTTTCTTTTATGTTCTTTGTTATTTCAGAATAAAGAGAATGTAAATATTTTGGTCAAAGATTTAGTTGATACAAAAGAGTTGGTTGTTGATGGTACAAATTATGTCACGAAAGCTTTTGAGAAAGAGTTTTCCGTACATGAGTTTAAAGTGGATATAGATTTACCATCCATGCAGATACAGAAAGAACCATTTACAAAAGGTTCTGATATTCAAGAAGATACTTTTTTTGAGGAGGAAAAATGAAGCGAGAAACATTGATTAAAAATTTACAAAAGCAGACTATGAAAATTACATTTACGAAAGTAAATGGTGATGAACGTGTTATGGATTGTACTTTGCAAGAACATATAGTTCCTCCGACAAAATATACTGATCGAAAACGGAATGAAGAAGTATTGCCTGTATTTGACATTAATAAGGGTGAATGGCGTTCGTTTCGTTTGGATTCTATTACTAATATAGAAGTATTACAATATCATGATCATGGGGTGATATGATTTTACTAGATTTTTCCAATATTATTGTCAGTAGTATTATGGTAGCTTCCAGAGTACCAGATGAAGAACGATTTTCTGAGAATTTCATTCGTCATTTGGTGCTTAATAGTATTCGATCCTATCGAAAGAAACATCATGAGAAATATGGTGAGATAGTTATTTGTACTGATTATCTTTCTAGTTGGAGAAAAGATGCCTTTCCATATTATAAGGCACATAGAAAAGTTCAACGAGAAAAACAGCAAAAAGAGGGGGTAGATTGGAAGGCATTATTTGAGATTATTGCCAAGATTATTGAAGAATTGGAAGAAAACTTTCCATATAAAGTGGTACAAATACCCCATGCAGAGGGAGATGATGTGATTGCTGTGCTTGCAAAACAAGCATATTTTAAAAGCTTTGGAAAAGAGCCGTGTTTGATCGTTTCTAGTGATAAGGACTTTAATCAGTTGTATAAATATAGGACAGTAAGACAGTTTTCTCCTATGAAACACCAGATGTTGAAAGGAATAAATCCAGAGCTATATTTGAAAGAGCATATTATTCGTGGTGATAAGGGTGATGGTATTCCAAATATTTTGTCAGCTGATAATTGTATTGTTGAGAGAGAACGACAAAAGCCTATTACAAAAAAGAAAGTAGATGAGTGGATAAAAAATGAATCATGGCCCGAGCATCATTGGAAACGAAATCAAGAGTTGATTGATTTTGATTATATTCCGCCAGGACTTGTTCGTGCTATTGAACAAAATTATGAGTTACAGAAGCCACCAAATCGAAGTGGACTGTTAAATTATTTTGTGAAGAATAAATTAAAAATGTTAATTGAACATATAGGAGATTTTTAATGATAACAACGAGGAATATTAATAAGCAAACACCAGCATATACAATAACAGTTGGTGAAATTATTGATGAGTTTGAGAAAGCAAAAAATAGACAAGCAAAAAAAGTAGTATTGGAGAAATATAAAGATATAACAGTTCTTCAACATCTTTTGCGTGGAATATTTGATCCGAAAGTACAATGGACAATTAATGAAGAACCAGATTATGTTAAAGATGTTGAAATACCAGAAGGTGCAGAACCAAATACATTATATCAAGAGATTCCAAATTGTTCAATTTTTGTAAAAGGTCATAATGCATCTGCAAAACTGAAACCACAAAGAACGAAAGAACTTTTGATTCAGGTATTAGAAAGTTTGGGTGACTCTGAAGCTTCATTGTATATGCAGATGTTGAAAAAGAAGTCTAAGGTGAAGGGATTAACATCAAAATTAGTATTGGAAGTATTTCCAAATATGTATAAAGAATAGGAGAAAGAAAATGGCCATAGGCATTCAATCAGATGGTAAATCTTTAAAGACTACAGTTAATGTAAAGTCTGGAAGAAAAAAACTTTATGAAAATGTAGCTCATGTGGTGGAAGCTTTTCGTGAAAAACATATTAAAGTTGATTTGGTTGATGAGGACGATCATTTTTTTAAATTGAATTGGAATGGAGAAAAGTATGAAGGTAATTTTTTTGGTACGACATTGACTTGTCAGTATGATGTAGTTAGAGATTTTAAAGCAGAGATAGAAACGGCTTCTGAAAGTTTTGGAGTCGCAGAAGTGATGTATGCCACAAAGTCAAATGGAGGTCGGCCTAATCGTTACAAAGAATAAAAGGAGAAATCAATAGTGTATGTTTCCAAAGAAAATCCTATTGTTCAAGAAGTGAGAAGTTATGAATCTATCGCGAGAGCTTATAAAGAAAATAAAATTGGTCATAAAAGATATTTGAAAACATTTTATCCAACCAAACATCTTATTACAAGATGGTTTAATATATTTAATGAGGAGATATTTAATAATGAAATTTATCCATTCTATGACATTGAGATTATACAAAAGAAAGGATGTCATGCAGAACACATTCCATTTGAAGAACATGATGGAAAAGTCTATGCTATTTTATCTATAGCAGATCGTTTTATTAATAAGAATGAGTTTTTATTCACATTAGCACATGAGATGGTTCATCAATGGCAATGGATGCATTTGTATAAATCAGATCATGGCCAATCGTTTTGGAAATGGAAAAACAGATTGGCCCAATTTGAAATACCATTAGGAGAAAGTATATAATGAAAACCTTTAAATCACATTTGAAAGAAACGACACTCTCGCGAGTGTTTCGTCATTTTCAGAATAAGAATATTCCAGTAGGAATTATTACGGCGTTTAGAGATGAGTTTACATATAAACAGAATGTAAAACGCAATAAAGTCTTGGCTGGAAAAATTAAAAAAGCTAGATATGGTTATGTCTATGTTGATGGTCATTGGAAAGAGAAAGATAAAGATACTGGTGAACTTGTAGATGTGAATGAAGATTCTATTCTAGTTATTGGTTCAGAAAATGATAATGGAAAGTTGAAAGGATTGTTTAAAAAATGGGTTAAAGAGTACAATCAAGAAGCCGCTTTGTTTAAAGATGCAGGAACTACTGAAATTCAGTTTATAAAACAATCTGGAAATGGTGAGCCATTTGCACAGAAATTTTCTCAAAAGAAACTTGAAATTGGTTATACCAAGCTTCGTGGTAGGAGTAAAAGTGTTTTTAGTTTTGATGAGGAGAGAGATGGTGAAGGTTGGTTGGGTCGGATGGAGCGACTTATTAAAGAAAGGCAGAAAAAATAATGCCATTTTATTTGTATGGGTGTAGTGAATGTTCGCATGAATTTGAAGAATTTAAAACTATTGCCGAGTATGATGCACCTTTAAGTGAACCATGTCCTTCTTGTTACAAGATTGGATATATAGATCGTTTAATATATGCATCAGAGATATGTGAGCCTCAACGAGTTGGAGTGAGAAAGGTTCCAAGTGGTTATAAAGAAGTTATTAAGAATATAAAGAAACATCATCCTGGCAATACTTTGGATGAAAATGTTTGGAGTTAATAATGAAAACATTTAAGATGTTGTGCTTGAGTTTATTCTTTATTATGACGATAAGTAGTAGTACAGCTATAAGTGGTACAGAAAAATTGAAAAATGTAGATGAGGTTTTATTGTATTGTAATACTAAAGATTTTATCAAGAATATGGTCGTGAATCAGTACAAAATGCAATTAGCTGCATCAGGATTAGTCCATGATGAGAAGCATAAACATTTGGCATCAGTTAGTATGTGGATTAGTTCTAAAAAAAGTCAATGGGCAATTGTGTTTGTTTACAAGAGCGAAGATAAAAGTTGTATTCTTGGTGGTAATGATATAGATTTACATACTTCTTGACTTCAATTTTTAAGGAGAATTAAATGTTTAAAAAAGTATTTTCTTATGTAGTGATTGCGAGTTTGTTGTTTGCAATATCTGGTTGTGGAGCTATTACCGCTACTACCGCTTTAGGTACAGTTGGAAGTGCAGCTGCTACTAAAGTTATAGAACATCAAGCTGGTTATGGCATTCAGTCACCACATACTATTATAGAAAAAGTGATGCCGGCAGTTGTAACTGTTATTGCAGAACTTCCAGTTTCTAAACGGAAACCTGATGCACCACGATTTGTAAAACCAGGTGAAAGACCAAAGAGTCCACAAGACGAGGAACAAGGTTTTGCATCTGGAACAGGTTTTGTCATAGATGAAGATGGAACTATTGTTACAAATTGGCATGTAATAAGAAATATTATTGGTAAGAAAGATGGAACATTGAGAGTTTTATTTAGTAATGATTCTATTTATGAAGCTAAAATATTTAACTATGATAAAACATCTGATATAGCTGTATTAAAAATTGTCAATCTTGAAAAGCAAATATTTCCATTTGTTGAATGGGGTGATAAACCGTTGTTAGGTGGCCATGCAATTATTATTGGTTCTCCTATTAGTTTGGACTTTAGTGTTTCATTTGGTATTGTTTCTGCTATTGATCGTATTATTCCAAAAGCTGCACCACCCTTTGTTCCGTTTATACAAACTGATGCGGCTATGAATCGTGGAAATTCTGGAGGTCCTTTGTTTAATGCCGATGGTCAAGTGGTAGGAATTAATACTTTGATACTAACACCACCTAATCCATCGGGTGCTGAAGTTGGAAGTATTGGTCTTGGTTTTGCGATTGATGGTCAGTATGCACAGATGATAATTAAACGATTAGAAAATGGTAAGAAGATTGCTTGGAGTTATGTAGGATTACATTATCGTTTATTGAACATGGAAGAAACGAAAGACAATGATTTGGAGTTTGGTAGGAATGTAATAGTTGCTGAAGTAGTAAAAGACACTCCTGCTTTTGGTAAACTCTTTGCGAAGGATATTATTATGGAAATGGATGATGAGATTGTAACACATAAAACTTTTGCAACAATGATTGCAAGTAGAGAGCCAGGAACGAAAGTTAATCTGAAAGTTATGAGAGGTGAACAAGGCATTGGTGATGTTGAAATAACTTTAGGTGTTAGACCAGAGTAATGTGGTTTAAAACAATAGTACGAAAGTTTATGAATTATAAACGAAATCGTATGTTGTTTTATGATTGCGATAAACATTCACAAAGGATAGCAAAGACACTTTATGATTTAGATGAATGGAAATCGGCTGGTGCAATAGATATATATGTAACTGTTGGGAATGAAGTTTCGACTAAAGATATTATACATGATGCTTCTGGTACTAAAGTCGTATATCATCCAGCTGAGAAACCAGAGCATAATTCTTGTGATATAGATTTAGTTATTGTCCCGGGTGTAGTATTTGATGTTAATATGGC